GATGTTGAATGATGAAGCGAGTATCGATGTATCTGGGGCTGGCATTCGCCGCCTGTATGGCCTGTTTCTCGATGGGCGCAATGGCTGAGCCGCTGCGAACCGTCAGCTATCACCTGACTGCTTTCGCCGAGCCGCAGGGTGTCGCGATGCAGCGACTGGAACTCACCCTCGCCATGTGGCGAACGGGTAGTTCAGGCACTGAAGACTCCCTGAAAAGCAATCTGCGAGCATCCAGCAATCACTTCGTGATGACCTCGGCCAAACCCGGGGTCGAAGAATACGAAGGCTTTGCCCCCTGCTGAGTTCGCCCGGTAGCAATAGAAAAAGCCCGCACACGATGCGGGCTTTTTTGTACCTCCGAGGAAAGCCGCTACCCAAGTGGATGCTTTCCCGGATGTATCACGTCCAATCCATTCGGCGCCTGTGCATCCCTTAATCGCTACGGCGGGGCACTGCATTGATGCCGGACCTATTACTTGCTCCCCCCAAGGGAGGATATCGGATGGCGCACATGCCAGACAAACCAGATACCTGGCTGCTCATCATGGCCTGGCTAAGCCAGCACGCCCCCATGTTCTATGCAGCCACTCTGTCGTGCTGGATCGCCTTCTTGCGCGTTATCTACGGCGGCGGCGGACGGCGACAGGCCCTGCTCGAATCCTGCCTGTGTGGCGCGATCACGGCTGGGGCATTCCCGCTGCTCGAATACTTCAACCTTCCTTCAAGCCTCGCGGCTGCAGTGGGCGCCATCATCGGCACCATGGGCATGAAGAAGGTCGCAGCACTGGCTGATCGATTCACTGACCTGAAATTGCCCAAGCGGCAGGAGTGACCCATGCAACTCATCGAAAACTGGAAAGACGCCTGGAAGCTGAGCAGCGTTCAAGCGGGCGCGGCCATCACTGCGCTGGGCGTGGCTGAGCAGGTATTGCCAGCACTGCAAGCCGCACTGCCGACCGGTATCTACGCGATCCTGGGTGCGCTGGTCATGATTGCCCGCATCGTGCTGCAGCCGAATGTGAGCAAGTGACATGGACGCCGAAACCCTGACCAGCTTGTGGCTGGGGTTCCTGGTCCTTCTGGCGTGTGGCGTCCTGTACGGGATTCGCAAGCTGGATCGACGGCAGCGAAGGGCGAAGGGCGAGATCTGATTGTCTCGCGCTACGAAAAGACAACGCGCTAATCGTGGCGCAAATAGAGATAGCTATGAGCGCAGACATCCACGACATAGCTGATCAGCGGCCACACCTGACGGTGGCGGCTACCAATGGTGTGCATGTCCTGCCGTGCGCCCTGATCCATTCAGTGATCGCCGGAGACAAGCCGTCAACCATCCTGAGCGAGCCGGTAGTGCGCCGGATCATTGAAGAGTGGCTGGAGAAGGTGACCGCATGAGCATGAAGATCGTTGAATTCAGGCGCGAGGACTGGCGCGACGCCGCCAAGACGCTCCGCAAGATTGCTGAAGACCTCGATGCCGGCGTACATCCGGAATGCACTGTTGGGGCCTTAACCCTAATCGGCCCAAAAGGCGAGGTCACCGTGTTCGGGCTCGGGCCAAAGTGCGACGACCTGCAATGCTTGGGTGCCATGCGCCTGGGCGAGCAGAAGCTGATTGATGTGTTGCTGGATAACGACTGACCGTATCCCCTGAGCGCATTCGCTGAGTGCGCTGACGAGATACCAACACCAAGGAATTCACATGGCAGACAAGCAACCCGACTGGGAGCGCATTGAACAGCTCTTCAGGGCCGGTGTGCTGTCACTGCGAGAGATCGCTGCTGCGTGCCCTGGCTCAAACCATGTGGCAATCGCAAGGCGCGCAAAGAAGTTTGGATGGGTCCAGGACCTGTCGGCCAAGATCAAGGCCAAGGCCAACGACCTTGTAACAAGGCGAACTGTAACAGCGGATGTAACAGCGGAACGAGCTGTTACGGACCGGGCTGTCATTGAACTGAATGCCGAGGTCATTGCGAACGTCCGCATGGCTCACCGGGGGGATATTTCTCGCGGTCGCCGGCTGACCAACATGCTGCTGGATGAGCTGGAGTCGCTGACCGAAGAGCAAGGCACCATCAAGGAGTTGATTGCTCAGCTAAAGGATGGTGATCGCGACGACGCAGATGCAATGGCCGACATCTTGGCTCTTGCCCAGAAGATGGGCGCTCTACCGTCCCGGACCAAGACCATGAAGGAATTGGCCGAGACACTCAAAACACTGGTTGCCCTTGAGCGCCAAGCCTATGACCTGGACGTGAAAGCCGGCGGCAGCGATGCCGATGAGCTGTCCAAGCTGATGGACGAACTATCGAAGGACGCCTGACATGAAGCCCGAGCACTTGAAGCTGCTCCGGGATCGGTTCTGGCGGCTCAACAATATCTACTTCATTACCGACAAAAACGGTAAGAAGGTCCGCTTCCGCATGACGCAGGAGCAGATCGACTATTTTCAGGGAATGCATACCCGCAACATCATCCTCAAGGCGCGTCAGCTCGGGTTCACGACCCTGGTCTGCATCGTCCAGCTGGATGCTGCGCTGTTCGAGGCTGCCAAGTGCGCCCTGATCGCTCACACCCTGACGGACGCCAAGCGCCTGTTCCGGGAGAAGATCAAGTATGCATATGACAACCTGCCTGCTGAAATACGGGCCGCTAACCCTGCTCGCAACGATGCTGCTGGCGAGCTTGTGTTTAGCAAGGGCGGATCGCTCTACGTGTCCACATCCTTTCGGGGCGGGACTCTACGGTATCTGCACGTATCCGAGTTCGGGAAGATCTGTGCCAAGTATCCCCACAAGGCCAGAGAGATCGTCACCGGCGCCTTCGAGGCTGTCGCCGCCGATTGCTTCGTCACGATTGAGTCGACGGCGGAGGGAAGGGCGGGCTACTTCTTCGATTACTCGCAGAGCGCTGAGAAGCAGCAGCTGTCCGGTACGCCCCTGGGCCTGCTCGACTGGAAGTTCTTCTTCTTCAGCTGGTGGCGTAACCCGCTGTACTGGCTGGACCCGACGACAGCGGTCATCCCGCAGCGCCTGACTGACTATTTCAACGAGCTGGAGGCCAAGCACGGCATTCAGACGAACCCAGGGCAGCGCGCCTGGTACACCGCCAAGGAAAAGACCCTCGGCGATGACATGAAGCGCGAGTATCCGTCTATCCCTGTCGAAGCCTTCCAGCAGTCGGTAGAGGGCGCCTACTACGCCCAGCAGTTCACCAAGCTTTACGCCCAGCAGCGCATCGGCAAGATCCCGGACAACTCGCATCTGCCAGTCATGACCTTCTGGGACATCGGCGTCGGCGACTCCACGGCCATTTGGTTCGTGCGTCAGGTCGGCACCGAATACCACGTCATCGACTACTACGAGAACAGCGGCGAAGGCCTGCGGCACTACATGAAGGTGCTCAAGGACAAGGGTTACACCTATTCCGAGCACTGGGGCCCGCACGACATCGAGAACCGCGAGTTCGGTAGCGATGCCAAGAGCCGAAAGGACATCGCCAAAGAGGGCTACGAGATCGATGGCGCGCGGTACTCGATCAAGTTCCAGGTCGTGCCAAAGACCGGCGTGGACACTGGCATCGAGGCGGCTCGGGAGATCTTGCCGCGCTGCGTGTTCCATGAAGAGAAGTGCGAGGAAGGCATCACCCACCTCGAGGGCTACCGCAAGGAGTGGGACGACAAGCGCGGGTGCTGGAAAGACAAGCCATTGCATGACGGCACGTCTCACGGCGCGGACGCCTGGCGTTACTTCGCTGTCTCCCAGACCAAGCGCAAGCCTGCACCAACCACCACCACATCCCTGAGAATCTAGCCCATGAGTAATGACCCAAGCATCGCCCTGCCAGCGGTTGAGCGCATGCGCGAGCACTGGGCCATTGTTGATCCGCTGATGGGCGGAACTCAGGCAATGCGCAAGGCTGGCGACACGCTGCTGCCGCAATACCCGGCCGAGGCTGACGACACCTACAAAGAGCGCCTGGCCCTGTCCACGCTGCTCCCGGCCTACGCCGAGACGGTGGCCAGCAGCACTTCCCGGGTATTCGCCGAGCCTCTTCAGCTGGGCGAGGATATTCCTGAGCCGATCAAATTGCTTTCAGCCGACATCGACCTGGGCGGCAACGACCTCAATTCGTGGTCGGTCGAGTGGTTCCGCGAGGCGCTGGCCAAAGGCTTGTGTCACGCGATGATCGAGCATCAGCCAACCCGTGATGCTGAAGGCAACAAGCTGTACAAGACCGTCGCCGAGGAAGAGGCGGCAGGGGTTCGCCCTTACGCCGTCATCATCAAACCGGGCCAGGTGCTCGGCTGGCGCTTCGACGGCGGCAAGCTGATGCAGGTTCGCTATATGGAATCTGTCGAGGTCGCAGACGGTGACTTCGGCGTCAAGTGCGTGGATCAAGTCCGCGTACTGGAGCCTGGCAGCTGGCGCACCTACCGCAAGCCTGAGAATGGCGGCGCATGGGCTCAGGAAGATCAGGGCGAGACAAGCCTCAAATACATTCCGTGGGTGACGTTCTACACGGGCCGCACCGGTCCGATGACGGCTAAGCCGCCACTGCTCGAACTGGCCCACCTGAACGTCAAGCACTGGCAGTCACAGAGCGACCAGGACAACTTGCTGCACGTTGCCCGCGTCCCGCTGCTGTTCGTGTTCACCGACAACGAAGAATTCCAGCTGACTATCAGCTCGGCCAGCGCGACCCGCATGCCGAAGGATGGCAACGCCAAGTACGTCGAGCACACCGGGGCGGCAATCACCGCCGGACGCGACTCACTGAACGATCTGGTCGACGACATGCGCATGGCTGGGGCAAAGCTGCTCCAAAAGGACAAGCAGGCCGTGAAGACGGCGGCGCAGGCCAACGAGGAAGCGGCGCAGGAATTGTCCCCGCTGGCTCGCCTGGCTGGTCAGTTCGCCGACTGTATCGCTCAGCTGCTCCAGATCCTGGCCGATTACGGCAGCCTGGGGGAGGGTGGCCACGTCGAAATGCGAGGGAATTTTGACTCGGATTTTGCACCTGAAGTCAGCTTGCCGAACCTGATCAGCATGGCCAACTCCGGCAAGCTCAGCGACGAAACGCTCTACTCCGAAATGCAGCGCCGAGGCGTCATCAGTGACGAGCTCGACTGGGAAGACGAAAAGGCGCGCATTGAGGAACAAGGACCGGCACTAGGGGCGATCTGATATGGCAACGGTCAACGAGCAGTTGCAATCGGCATCGATCGGTCACGCGGTTGACCTGCAGCACCTCAGTAATGCCGAGGCGCGAAAGGTCATCAAGCTGCTGAATAGCGTGGATGCCGACCTTCGGGCTCGGCTGATCGATGCTATCGAGCGCCTGGGTGCCGACTCCTACACGGCCAAGCACCTCAACGCCGTGCTGGCCTCGGTGCTGGAGCTGAACAAGTCGATCTATGCCTCGATTGGCGAGGTCATGGTTGAGTCGGTCGTCGACATCGGCCAGTACGAGGTCGAGTATCAGGGCGCGCTGTTCACCCGGGTTATTCCCGGCCAGGTCCTGGTCGAGGTCCAGCTGAACACGGTCAGCTTGGCGCAGGTGCGAGAAATCGCGCTAAGTCGGCCATTCCAAGGGCGCCTGCTCAAGGAATGGATTGGCGGCCTTGAGGCGGGCCGGGCGGCAAAGATCCGCGACGGCATCCGCATCGGCATGACCGAAGGCCAAACAACTGACCAGATCGTTCGCCGCATCATGGGCACTCGGGCCGAGGGATACGCTGACGGGATCATCGAGCGCAGTCGCCGCGACGTGGATTCCATGGTGCGGACGGCGATCAGTCACACCGCGCAAGGTGCTCGCGAGGCCTACTACCAGCAAAACGACGACCTTGTCGATGAGGTTCGCTGGCTCAGCACACTCGACAACAAGACGTCAGCCCCATGCCGGCTGCGTGACCGTCTCGTCTACACCAACGACAGCAGACATTTGCCAGTCGGCCACAAAGTCCCCTGGCTCAGCGGGCCGGGCAAGCTGCATTGGTGTTGCCGGTCGACCTCGATGCCGATTATCAAGAGTTACGAGGCGCTGAGGTTGTCCAAAGGCCTGCCAGAAGGCACGCGGGCGAGTATGGATGGCCAGGTGCCGCAGTCCACGAATTACGGCGACTGGATCAAGTCGCAGAGCGCAGCAAGACAGGATCAGGTGTTAGGCCCGGCGCGCGGCAAGCTGCTGCGTGATGGTGGACTGGACCTGGATCAGTTCTACAACGACAAAGGCAAGCTGCTCACCCTTGATCAGCTACGCGAGCAGGACGCCGCGGCATTCGCCAAAGCCGGCCTGTAACCACAAACCAAATCATTCAGCCCTGGCACACGCCGGGGCTTTTTATTGCCTGTCTGTTCGGATGAGCGGGGCGCACTGGGCCGGATGGCCCGACAACTGGCCGGATGGCCTAGAGAGACGAAATGAAGCTGAAAACAGTTGAAGTGAATGGCAAGCAATA